ATAGTTACCTGCCGCCAGCCAGCCAAAAAAACATTGATTGCGCTAAGTTACTGAAAAGATTAACTGAATCACCGTTAATGGGCATTAATATATCACCGGCAATTGTTTTCTTATCAATTGACGTTATCAACCGGCACCAAAATGGCACGATATCACCACACCACACCGGTATCGCTTGGCCGTGCACCTATCCCCTATCCGGCACACCTATATACTACAAAAAAAAGTTATTTTTTTTTGCTGGCACCTATTGAACGCCGGTTGATCGTGATTATCTGTGTATCATCGCAATTGAACCGAACAGGTGACAACATGAAACAGACAACACAAATTTCACACGCTGATATGATCGCAAACATTGTGGCACGTTATAACGACGCAACACCGGCGCAGATTGATACCGGCATGGCATGGTATCAGAACGCGCAGGATCAAGCGCACGATATCGCCATAAAACACGATATGCCTGTTTATATTGTGGTGGCCGTTATTGCCGCGCTATCCCCGAACAATAAATGGTCGCGCAATGTGATCAATGCCGATGAATTAATTGGCGCATTTATTCGGGGCGACGCAATGGAAACGGTAAAGGTATCCACCTATAACAAGATGAAAGAAAAGGCTTGGCGCATTTTGCAGGAAATCCCTGACTATGACGGGGCAAAAGCTATCCTAAATGGTCAAAAGATCCCGTCGTTTTTCATGGATATTATGGGCGAATTCAATGTGACGATTGACGGCCATGCGCGAAATATCGCTTATAATGAGCGGGTCGGATTGACTGATGACCGCACAAATATCGGGGTACGTGAATACCGCGCACTTCAGGCGGCATACTATGATGCTGCAAAGCAAGTTGATATCATGCCCTATCAGTTACAGGCCATTACATGGGGCGTATGGCGCGACACGCACGGGATTGTGTGACATGTCGTATAAATGCCGCTGTTGCGATAGTGTCGAAATACCGACGCATTCAGTCAATGAGGATGGGGAAAGATTGTGTGTTGAATGTGCCGATGCTGGCGCGTTATGTGAGTGTGTACATGATGACCATGATCATAGGATCGTTATCTGTACAGACTGTACTGAACGGGGGGATATATGGGAAACATAAAAAAAAAAACACACCGGCCTATTGAACGGGGCAGATCAATGCCCATATGTAAGACAGACAACAAACGAGGATGATTGACCATGTACATTTCAAAAACAAACCTGAATGATCTGCTGCGTAACGTTGCATACTTCAATGAGGATAATGCGGAATTAGGCAAGGCTATTAGGGCAGACAATTATGATCAAAATGCTGTCGATGAAGCCAAGGGCCGCGCATGGCGGCAAGCCCAACGGACGATGCGCCTAGTCGAAAAAATTGGTATCGCCAAGCCTGAAAAAATGGCTGGCCCGATAGGCCATGTATATTTCTGGGTTGACTTGTGGAAGCCTGACTTTGAACCGACCGAAAGGGAAGTCATGCAAGCGGAATTTTCTGGTGCTAATGTGGGGCTGTCTGACATATAAAAGCTGTGCTGGGCAACACATAAAACTGCCCGCTACTATCATGGCCCATTGCACAAAAAAATATTTTACTAGGCTATTGACATTTATTAGGTGAATTATTATTTACTAATTATCGGGTGACGAGCCGCCACTGCATAGCATGCGAGACAACCCCGATACCAGACTAGGACTGCAACCGCTCCGGCAACGCCAGCTAGTCGCGCCTACCACATACCGGACAGCGGGTTGTCCGGCTGGTTAAACCCAGAAAGAACCCGCACCCACTACGCCTACCGAATACGCGCTGTTTGACATTGTGAATATAAAAACTTTTTGTGGGCTGTCCATTGCCATTGATATGGGTATGCCACAAGGATGGCCCACAAATAACCGCTTGACTGATGTGAATATGGGGTGTAATGTTCACCCATAACCCGAACCAACAACAGGAGAATTGATCATGGCTAAAACTCAGAACCGCACCACAGAGGTGCTTGTCGTCAAAGGTGTTAACGTCTCTGCTCTGCGTGGGCAGTCAATCAAGACAGGCCGCATCTTCAACAACAATGGGTTTTTTGCTTGGCAGATTGCAAATGAAGGCGCACGTGATCGTGGCCGCTTTGCAAAAAAGTCTGCCTAGTCTGACAAAAACTTGCAGTGTCCACTTGACATAGTGGGCATTGCACCCCATATCCACATCATCAACAAACAAACAGGTGACAACATGACTGAGATTTTTATAGTTGAGTATATTGGCCCAACAGCATGGACTAATGCGTATGAGGGAACATCGCTCAAGTCTGCCACTGACACTGTAGACTGGTATCGTGACAACGGTTTTACGGCCAAGATAACGTCACATATGGTGGATCAGTATGGTCAGATTGTAAAAAATGAGGTGATGACATGAGTTTAGACTTTACAGTAAAAGAAGTGTATGGTGTATCCAGATACTACCCAGACAACAGAACCAGTAGGTGCATTGTAAATAGTCTGATGAAACAGAAGTGTCTCAATGCAACGCAGGTTAAAACACTCAAGGTAGTTGGTGGGTTCACCATTAACCTAAAACGAACAGTTGAATTTTAGAGGTATGACATGACAAAAGCACAGCAAATCTATAGAGTATTCAGGCCATACATGACAAAAGACTTGGCGAGATATGCCACCGTCAGGCTGATGGAGATACAGGGGATTGACAATGAAGATAAACAACTATATAAAAAATCCAGTGGCAGCAGCCAATCGGCGTAGAACCACACAGGTAGTGCCAAGCCACAAGGGCAAGGGTACAAAAGACAAACGGAAAGAGGACAAACAAAATGCGTTCAAATTTGAAAAAGATGCGGATCAAAAGGGTGAGTAAGAAGGCACCCGAATGGCAGCAACGCAGGGGGCAGGATCGTGCCACCAAGATGTCAGTAATTCAAACAACATTTGATATGAATATGAGAAAGGAACAGGATGATGGGCATGATATTATTCACACTAGCAGCAGCACTATTCGCTAATGACAATGCAGAATTTTTGCAGGATGCAGAAGCTAAACGTCAGGCAGGTTGTACCTTTACATATGTAGGCAAACAGGATATAAGACCAGACGTGCCGCACATTGGCGTAAACGACAAACATATTTACTTTACGATGGAGCCTTGTGATGAGTAACATGTACAAACTAATCATGGACTGGCGGTACAATCCACTGTCACATATCCCTGACAACAACACACGGCACATGGTGATGCAGGTGCTGGCATGGATGTGGTGCATTATCTTTGCCATGTCTGTGGGTTCCATAACTGTCTTTGGTATCAGTGCCATAGCACATGCCCTGCTGATTGCTGGCATCTTCATCACGGCAGGTGTGTTTGAAACAGCCAAGCGTAAGCCTAATTACTTTGGTGGGCTTGGCAGAGGTAATGGGGGTGAGCATGAATAGATTTATCATTGAACCCACCCCCGATGACATCGCTAAGTCATTGTGTGATCAGCACATTGTCAAGATGCCACTGGAGGAAGCGCAGATGCTATGCACTGCTGTGCGTGTACATGCACCAGAGTTTGCAGATGAGGCTGGCATATACAAGACAGCATACCTTAATCATCCATGCACACAGTGGGCCAGAGAAACGCGCATCAACTACAGGTTTGCCGTGCGTCTTATGAAGGCCATGAATGACGAATACATGTGGCGTTATCCCAAGCGCAGCAATGGCACTGTCAATACAGGACACGCATCTATGCGACACTTTGATGCGCTGGTCGAGGCAGAAAAGTATATCCCCGATGTCAGCAACTTTATGACGCCGCACCCTCAGTGCTTCAGCGGACACGATGACTGCAAAACAGATGAGGCATGGCCGCTTGAGGCATACCGTGCCTTTTATGCGCTTGACAAGATGAGTTTCGCCAAGTATAACAAGGGAAGGTTTATGCCACAGTGGATGAACCCAATGCCGGACTGGCAGGAAAGGATACACGATGAAGACAGTGACAGTTGAATTGAAGCACCAAGAACATGACATCCTTGCACAAAGGGTGGAGGATTACTTTGGTGGCTGGCATCCGTTTGCATATGGCACTAGACTTGTGCGGCCAGCCTACTACGATGAAGACCAGCAGTGTTGGGTGGCTGTGATTACCCGACAAACATCTTGTGACTAAGGAGAAATAATATGACAAAAAAACTTGAAGACATGACAGATGATGAACGCATTGCACACTGGCAAAAGGTGCGAAAAGAAGAGCAGGAAGATAGACAAGACAAGGTGAACCAACTCAATGAGGCACAACGTGAAGCAGCTATCACGTTATTCAAACAACTAGATGACATTTTAGACGTTGCCCTGTATCCCCACATGGGTGGCCTCCGCTACGTGACTGCTATCGACTTGCAGGATTTGCACGAAGCAAAGGACGCCTTCAAACGTCAGTTCAATTTATAGTTGACACTGCGTCAGATAACTGATATAACAGGACATCAATTAACGATAGGAGAATGATTATGCCGTTTGAATATATCCCAGAAAATCTGGACTTTGACGTTCAGTATGAGCAAACTAAAATGGATGACAAGAAGTATGTTATCAATGGCGATACCGGAGAATATATTGGTATCGTTGGCAATGGTTTCCGTTGTGAAAATCATGGTGCCTTCTTCCGTAAGGTTATGGAAACAACGGAAGACACACTGTCACCAGCAGAGATGCAGGATGCAGAGATTAGCTGGCGTGATGCCCACCAGAATGGCTGGGCCATGATGGACATGCGTCTGCCCAACGTGACTACCAAGATCACGACAGACAAGATGGAAGTCGATGTGGTCAAGCGTATCATTGCACTGCATGGTGTCAATGGCACATGCTCTAACGTCGCTATCTTTGGTTCTATTGACTTCTTCTGTCTCAATGGGCAGATCAGGGGCAAGCATGACAAGGTGATGCGTAAGAACACAGCTAACTTCTGTCTTGACAGGTTCGCCAAGGAACTGGAAAAGTCACAGCAAGACTTCACTGCACACGCAGAGCAGATGCAACGCTGGGCAAACAGCAGTCTTATAGGCGTGAATGTCAAGGACATGCTTGAGAAGATCATGCCGTCTAAAGACAGGGCCAAAAAGATGTACACATTGTACAGTCAAGAGGCTAGTGATCGGGGCCGTAATCTGTATGCCCTATACTCAGCTTTCACAAACTATGCGTCGTATCAGGATGCGCGTAATGGCTTTCCCTTGAAGAGTACGCCTAAAGATACTAATGCTGTCAGCATGTTCAAGCGTGAACTTGAAGTAGCAGATTGGGTAGAACACCCAGCGTTTCAGTCGGTGGCAGCATAATGGGATTTAGGCCGGTGTATAAAGACAAGTGGGATGCCATAAAACATCATGTACGTTTTATTAAGTCTGACTTGGAGAAAGCAGAGAGGGGGCTTGATAAGTTTCCCTCTCGCTCTAAGGCATTATCTTGTATAAGAGATGCAAAACATTCTATCCAATTTCTTGAAAAGGAGTTAGACAATGGCCGTCCGTAATGAAGACGGTGATGTGGAAATGTATACACTACGTGACATATTCATTGATCCGTATACAAACAAGTGGGAGTCACCGAAACGGTGGCTTCCCCTACTACTAGAGTTTATGTCTGAGGAATCCTTGAAGGGTTGCCCCTACAAGTTTACTGTGTGGTCTTGGCATATTGATGACTACATCAGATGGTTGAAGTTGCCAAGAGGTGTCAGTCCATACCTACGTGATCCATATGAAGTTACAGAAAGATACATATGGAAATACTGTATTGACAAGGAAGGATTTGACTATGACGGTGCAGGAGACTACTGGTATAGTGAAGACTGCTATATGGAATTTGAAACGAAGGAAGAGGCACTGGCATACTGGAAGAAGAATATTAAAGTAGAGAACGGTTTTAAACCTAAACTAGACACAGTGGAAGAGTTTTGCCATCAGTTTGGTTGGCACTTATATGAAAGGAAATACTGATGCATATTACTCTAGTCACACTAGCAGATGAGTACTATTCTTCTCACGATTTCAAACACTTACGTGATGAGACAAAACGTCACTACCAGTATTTGATTGATGCTGTGCGGAAAACAACAGTGGATGATGTTGTGCTTGGTGAGATTACCTTTACTGATATAACTACCAAGCAAGCCAAGCTGTCCTATGACCAGTGGTGTGATCGTGGTATATCGTTTGCCAATCACACGCTGGGTGCAGCAAGGATGTTGTTCAACTATGGTATTCGTATGGAGCATTGCAGCATCAACCCCTTCTCTGTCGTCCGTAGGAGGGCCACAGAGGCGCGTAAGGTTGTGTGGACTAGGGAAGATGTCACTAAGTTACTCGACACAGCGTACAGCGATTTTAGCACCCGTAACATTGGACTGATTGCACACATGGCATACCAGTGGTGCCAGCGTGTAGGTGACATGCGAGTGCTTACATGGGATAGAATTGACTTTGAAAAGCGTAGGGTTACAATACTACAATCCAAGCGTAACGCACAAGTCGAACTGCCTATTGATGATGACCTGTATGACATGCTAGTACAACAGGAGCAAGACTTTGGCTTTCAGCCCTATGTTGCACCCCGTCCAGAGCCACAGAAGGGTGAGTATATTCCTTACTCAATATATAAGCTGCCCCTGTATGCGCGTAAGCTAATGGACGACGCTGGCTTGTCAAGTGACCTGCGACTATCTGACCTACGACGCACAGGTACAACAGAAATGGTAGAGGCTGGTGTTAGTATAGGACAAATCATGTCGGTTACAGGACATGCTAATCCACAATCAGTAAAGCCGTACCTAAAAAATACGTATCGAAGTGCAGAAAGTGCCTTGACAGCACGAAAGAATACATGATATAAGCATTCAACTGCCGCAACGAACTATATATATAATTATATATAGTATATAGAAAGGACATATAAATGATTAATCCAAGTGACTACGATGTAGCTAATGGTGAAACTAAGCGTATGAATTGTCCTGTCTGTAAGGGTATCAAGACGTTTAGTATAACTAACAATATGGGTACACTCTTGTGGAATTGTTACAAGGTATCCTGTACTGTTGGTGGCAGTACCCGTGTTCACTTGTCTGTGGAAGACATCAAGGCTGGGTTCACACGTAACAGTACAAGCAGTGAGGATGCCTTTATTCTGCCACAATATGTACTGCCTCGTAGAGACATGCTGTACATGAACAGATGGTGTGCTAGATGGCAGTTAGATCAAGATGAACTTGGTCTTCTGTATGATGTCAAAGAGGATCGTGTTGTATTCCCTGTCATGCATGAGGGCAGGATGGTAGATGCCACAGGCAGAACACTGTCTAAGCGAATACCTAAATGGAAAAGATATGGAAATAGTGACTTGCCATACACACATGGCTGTGGTAAAGTGGCTGTAGTTGTTGAGGACTGTGTGAGTGCAGCCGTTGTTGGTTACGGCTCCTTTGTCGGGGTTGCACTTCTTGGAACATCGCTCCAAGATTCGCATAGAAGGTATCTTGCACAGTTCTCAACAGCCATCATAGCGTTAGACCCCGATGCGCTTCCTAAGACTTTACAGATGGCAAAAGAATTACGTGGACATGTGAAAGATGTTCGTGTACTAAAATTAGAAGACGACCTAAAGTATCGCAACCCGACAGATATGGAGAAGCTAAATGGAATTATCACTAATTAGAAGCCTTATGGACAGAGAGTTCTATGACGAACATCGTGGCTCACGTTGCCCTGATCGTCTGTTCAGTAAGGATGTACGAAAGATCAAGCAGACTATCGACACAGCAATGGATCGCTATGAGCGTACCGTTACACCTGATGAGATAGAGGCATTGTTCATGGCGAACAATCCAACAATGACAACAGCACAGAAGCAAGCCTTTGCATCCCTGTTCTCTAGCATCAAGCGTGAGCAGCCGATGGGTGGAGACGTAGCACAAGAGGTATTATCTAAACTATTTCAACAGGTTATCGGTGAGGACATCGCTAATCTAGGCTTTGATTATGTCAACGGTGACAAGTCTAGCCTTGAGCCTCTGCGTCAGATGCTGGAACAGTATGGTGATGATTTTACGCCTAACTTGAAGATTGAATGGGATGACATAGAACTAGAGACACTACTAGATCGTAATGACCTTGAGGCTCGTTGGACATTCAACATACCCCCTCTTACACTTAGGGTAGAGGGTGTGAATGCTGGCCACTTGATTGAGGTAGGCGCACGTCCTAACACGGGCAAGACATCCTTTCATGCCAGTCTGATTGCCAGCCCCGGTGGCTTCGCACATCAGGGTGCCAACTGCATTATCTTGTGTAATGAGGAGGGCTATCACCGTGTAGGTGCCAGATATTTGACAGCAGCTACAGGTATGACGATGCAAGAGATTAAGGCCAACCCAAGTAAGGCCCGTGACTTATATGCGCCTGTCAAGGAACGTATCAAGATTAAGGATGCAACAGGACGTGACATGGCATGGGTAGAGAGCATATGCAAGGCATACAAGCCTGACATTGTTCTGTTGGACATGGGTGACAAGTTTGCTAAGACAGGTGGCTTTGCACGTCCTGATGAGGCACTAAAGGCTAACGCTATACATGCCCGTATGATTGCCAAGCAGCATGAGTGTGCCGTATTTTATATGTCTCAGCTATCAGCAGAGGCAGAAGGAAAGGTTATCCTTAACCAGTCTATGATGGAAGGCTCACGTACAGGTAAGGCTGCTGAAGCTGACTTGATGGTTCTGATTGCTAAGAACCCGCCGGTTCAGGGTCAGGACGAAGAAAGCCCAGAGCGTCACATGAATATTGTCAAAAACAAATTGACAGGCTGGCATGGAGATGTTACTTGTATGCTTGACTATAGAACAGCGAGGTACACAGCATGAAATTAACACTAGACGTAGAGAATACAACGACAGAACGTAACGGTAAGTTACACCTTGATCCGTTTGAGCCAGATAACTCATTGACTATGGTGGGTATGTTGACTGATCAAGACAATGAAACAATTGTGGTCTTTGATCACGAAGAAGCATCACCCCCTGATCAGGAGTCTTTTGACTTGGTGCAGAGCCACCTTGATCAGACAACAGTGCTTATCTGCCATAATGCAGCCTACGATCTTATGTGGCTGTGGGAGTCAGGCTTCAAGTACGATGGCCCTGTGTTTGACACGATGCTGGCTGAGTATGTATTGCAGCGTGGTATCAAGGAGCCACTGTCTCTTGAGGCATGTGCTGAAAGATATGATCTTGATACCAAGAAGCAGGACACACTAAAGGAATACTTCAAGAAGGGTTACAGCACACGCACTATTCCTCTTGATGAGTTGACAGAGTATCAGTCTGCTGACATACATGCGACACAGCAACTGGCAAATAAACAGATGGCCCAACTACAGTCTAGCAGTTCTAGTCTGATGGACACAGTTACGTTGACCAATCAGGTGTGCGTTACACTGGCACGTATCTATCAGCGTGGCTTCAAGGTTGACTTGGATGTGCTTGAAGATGTGCGTCAAGAATTTGAACAGGAGAAGCGTCAACTTATTGACGACTTGCAGGTTCATGTCCGTAAAGTAATGGGTGACACACCTATCAACTTGAACAGCCCAGAGCAATTGTCATGGGTTATCTATGGTCGTAAGGTCATTGATAAAAATGACTGGGCTGTGCATATTGATCCTTACATGGGTGATAGAGAGTTCCGGCAGCTTGTTGCTACACGAACACAACGAATGTACAGAACCAATGCTGTACAGTGTAAGGAATGCTCTGGCACTGGCTACATACGTAAGACAAAGAAGAATGGTGAGCCGTTTGCCAAGCCAAGCAAGTGTCCTGTATGCCATACAGAAGGATACTTGTTTAATCCTACTGACACACAGGCTGGCTTTAAGTTTAAGCCACCTACAGCTAAATGGGCATCTGCCAATGGCTTTTCTACCAGCAAGAATAACTTGCAACTGCTAGAGGCAGGTGCTAAGTCTAGGGGTATGGACGATGCAGCAGACTTCTTGTCAAAGGTTAGACGACTGAGTGCTGTGGATACATACTTGTCATCCTTTGTTGATGGCATCAAGAACTACACTAAGCAGGATGGTATGCTGCACGTAAGTCTGTTACAGCATCGCACATCGACAGGTAGACTGTCTGGTGCTAATCCTAATATGCAGAACATGCCACGTGGCGGCACGTTTCCTGTAAAGAAAGTATTTGTGTCACGATGGGAAGGTGGTAAGATACTTGAGGCTGACTTTGCACAGCTTGAGTTTCGTGCTGCTGCTTACTTA